CTTTATCATGAGTATCAAATATCGGTTTAAATGTAAGAGATTTATTCTTCTTATCAATTTTAATTTCAGAAGTTTTAAAATGAGGATGTTCAAAATAATTATGTGAAAAAAGTCCCACGGGATTTAGCTTGTAATTTTTCAAATCCCAACCAGCAACACGAATAATATCATTATCTCTATCTGGATTTTCTGTAGAAGCAGTTGCCCAAAAACTCTTTGTAGATTCATCAAGCTCCTTTATTTCAACATTAAAATCAGAACCCAAAACTTCAGTACCATCTTTAGTTTTAATTGTTAAACCGTTTGTTTTTATCAAGTGACACATTTAGTTTTCTCCTTAAAGATACATTGTAGATACTTTTAAATCTCCAGCACTTAAATATGATTGACAGTAATTAGCAACATCATCCGGGGAATAATCTTTGCAACTTGTTATTACCACACAAACAAAACGAGTTTCTGACCAAATATGAGCACAAGAATGTGATTCAAAGAGAATTACTGCTCCAGTGATACCTGCTTCTATATCTGGTAAATTTAGTTCTTTTGGTATAAATTCAAATGAATGAGGATTTTTATTCTCAATCATTTTTTCTGGGATAACTCTCATTCCTATAAAATCTACTAATCTTTCCAAAAAGAGATTAACTTCTTCTTTTGAAAAGATAATATCAGAATGACAATTATACAAATTAATTTGAGTAGTCCTTAACCTCTTCATCCATATATCCTCCATTTTCTATAAATCCAGGGAGCAATCGCAATTTAAATTAAGGCCAACTTCACCAGGAAAATTAATTTCAGTATTTCCAATTTTAAACTTCTCTCCAGAATCAACAATGAAAGATTTTATTCTACCCCTATGAGCACACTCATTACTATTACATATCCAACTTTTCTTAGAACCACTACTTTCTAAAATTAAAAACTTAGCATAGTTTATAACATTTCTTATCCCACAATTGCAAATCTTAGCACTCCTTGGGTTGGAATTAAAAAACTCAGATAAGTCTTTTAAGTCAGAAGGTTTAGTCATTTTAAAAATTTCATTAGCAATTTTTACACAATAATCATCAATCCATTTATAACTTTCTATTTCAATATTTTCTTTTCTATATTTCAAATATAAATCAACACTAGACTTACAAAGAAATTTAAACAGATCAACCAAATTACTTTCAGTAAACTCAACATTTTTAAAATACTTTAAAATTCCAGTATTCCAAACATTCCTTAAATAAAATTCAAAAGCAAATGTTTCTGTGAGTAAAGAACTTAACATTCTACCTTGAGTTGGAAGGGAATCACGGTCGTCACTGCCATCTGGATTAACATGAGGAGTATCTTCGTCATGTCTCGTAGGATCACTATCTCCAGAATCTTGTGCTGGCTTGGGTTTGCTAATTTGAGAGTCAACATATTTCTCCAATTTAGATAGAGGAATAAAATTAGTAGAAACGTACAATTCATCTCCCTCATCTAATGGTTCAAGATTATGTACACGTTTTCTAAATTCATTTGGAGTCATTGAAGGAAATCCAGCTAAATAAATTCTACCTTCATTTACTTCTAGTTGTCTATCTCTAGGAATTGGATTATCATGTCGAATTTCAATTCTAGGATCAAAAGTAGAAAGAACTTCCTTTGTTAATTCTATATCCCACATTGATAATCTTGGTTTAATACATTCAGTATTAAAATTAATATCCACATAAACAGAATTTTGACGATTATCAGAACCACTAATACCCACCTTAGCAAATGGAACTCGATAAGCAGCAAAAATCATTTCTTTCGTCCATTTAGCCAATTCCATAAATTCAAAATCTTTATTTGTCCATTTCATTGGAACTGGTTTTAAACCTGAATCCAAAACAGCTATATCATTAAATCTTCCAGTTCTAGCAAATCCATATTTCTCTAACCATCTTTCTTTTAACTCTTTAGCTTTATTTTCATCAATAGGAACATCAGTAGTTAATACCATATCTATTCTAGCAGAATTAGCAAAGAAATCTCTTTCATAAATTTCAACATACTGTTGAATATCTACCGCATAAGCTTGTTGTTGAATTGGGGAAGCAGATAAAAACTGATTTTTAGGATGGGGATAATAAAGTAAAACTAATTCTTTACTACTAAACATATAAGAATTACCATTGAAATTAAATTGATAAAATACATCTTTTGGGAGAATTTCAGTTGAAGATTCTATAGGCATTCCATTAGAATCATAAGCTCCCATAAAATTATTCATATTTATAGGCCAAAGTTCCCAAACTTGTCCAAGAGCATTTTTAGCTTTATAGATTGCTGCCATACCACATAAATCTAATTGAATTTGACAAAATTGTTTAACAAATTGAAATGACATTAGGGGATTAGGAATTAAAAATGGTTTACTAAAATCTTTATAACCGTGTCTAGTGCTAGTAATTTCAGATTCAGTATCTTTAACATAAAATTTATAAGGGATTTGTCCAACACGATCTTTAATTAGAGAAACACAAGTAGAAGTCCAACTTTTATATTCTGCTAATTGAGTATTTACATTTGTTCTTGGATCAAAAGCTGGACCACTTTTTTCTCTAGCTATCATTGCTGCTAATTCTCGATATGTCTTTTTATCCTTATTCCATGAGATTTCAATTGGACCTAATTTCATAAATCTTCTCCTAATTTGCGTTTCAGTTAAAAACTGATTTTGCAAATCAATAAGATTGTAATTTTAATCTTGTACTTAAAACAAATCTACCATCTTCCTTATACTTAAAATTAGTTTTAGCCTTTTCACCAAGAAGTTTTAATGCTAATTTATCATATCTTTTAGCTGCTTCTAATTCAGTTTCATATTGTCCTCCATGTATTGTCTTTTTATTAAAATTAAATTTAACTCTCCATTTATTTTTTCTAACCCTATTTTCCAAAGAAATTCCATAGTATTTAGATTTTTTCCTCGCTTTTAAATAATTGTAATTCACACCATTAACTTTTATATTTTCCTTTGGAAAATCCTTTGGAAAATTTGTTTTTGCGTAATCTCCAAAATAATAAATAGCAGCAATATCATAGGCCAAGGCAGCATCAATTTCAGTATAAAAACTCCCTAAAAAAAATTTCTTATAATTTAAAGTAATAGAGGATCTCCATCGATTTTTTCCTTTATCATTTTTACCAAATACCACACCTTTATATTTAGATCTTGAATTACTGCTTCCAAGACTATTATGATTATTCTGTTGTTTTGTAACTATTCTTAAATTTTCTCTTCTATTATCTAATTTATTACCACTAATATGATCTCCCATCTGATTTAATCCAATTCCCAAAATAAACTTATGCAAATATATAACTTGCCTTTTATAAGCATTATCTGCTTCTCCTAGTTTAACAGAAGAATTTCTAAAAGCATAACCACGATTACTATAAGTCCATCTAAAAGAATTTAACCAATCAAAATCTTCATCATCAACTACTACATATTTTCCTTGAGTAAGTCCAATTTTCTTAGCCACAGTAACCTCCATTTATCTACCAAATAGATGGTCCCCTATTTGTTCTTATCAAATCTACTGCTGCACTTCTCGCCAGCCACGCAGCCATGACGAAGTCACTTGTAGAATAAAATGGATGATTTAACATTTCTAAATGTAATCTATACCATAAATTTTTCTCTTTATTATCATCATTTGTAAATTTTCTATCAAAACAAAACATCCACTCATTATTTTCCATTTCTTTTTGTATAGCAGGTAATCCTACATTTGGATCTGCTTTATTTCTTCCTGTTTGAAATCCCTCTATTTTAATATTATATTTTTGATATTCTATTTGATTTAATTTACTAACTAGCATATCAATAATAGCAGATTGAGTAGCATTATTTTCAGCTTTAAACAATTCAACCCCATATTGTCGCCAAGTTTCAATTATACCTTCAGTCAAACCAATACTTCCAGAATAAGCCCTCAACTCAACTGGAATCTTTTTACCTGTCTGCCTATTAACAGCTAAAATCACCAAAGTAGTACCAGGACGTTGAGTACCAGAAAAATCTATTCCCCCTACAAAAATCCAATCCCTTACATCCTCTATAAACTTTATGGGACTCACTCCATAATGACAGCAATTTAGAAAATTTGCAAAAGTTCGATCTTTATCTGAAAAAGCAATTAGTCTATATCCTCTATTATAATCTCTGTCTCCCAATTCTAAATGACGATTTTCTAATTCTCTTTTACCAAATTTAGACCAAAGAGGTAAATTTCTTTCTAATCCAAAAGAATCTTTATAAAATAAACTTTCTTTGTCCTCATTTACTCCTAATTGAACCCAAGCCCACATTGGATTATTCATTATATAACCATTAGCAAGATCTTCTTGTGCCCAATTATTCATCATTACTATTGTTTCTACATCTTTCTCAGTAGTTAAACGAGACATCCATATATTTTTAAAAATACTTTCAATATTTTCTCTTGTAGTTGGTTCAAGTATTGCTGTTTTATAATCTTGAGGATCATCAAATATTAAAACATCTGCTCTACCTCCAATAGATGCTGACATAATAGAAAATGCTTGTACTGTTGGATCTTTAGAAATATAATCTCTTTTAACAAATAATTTTTTAGATCCCCAAATATTTGTAGGGATTATATGGGGACACATTCTTTTAAAATCTTCATCTTTATCAATATAATCTTTAATAGCTCTAACTCTATTAGTTGCTTCATCATCACTTACATGAACAATCTTAATTTTTATATTAGGATCTTTTGCAACTAAATATAAACATAAACCTACGCACATCTGTTCAGTTTTGCCCATTCCAAAAGCACCAACTAAAAGCCATTTTCTATATCCCTTTCTGAGAGCTTTTCTGCGAAACCTATGCATCAATACATGAACTGCTTCATTTTTATAATAAACTCCATTTTTATCTTTCATTATTTTTTGAATAAAAAATTCAGGTTGCTTTGGAAGAGGAGGTCTAGCATCTGCACCAATTTGAAGACAAAGTTCTTTTATATTTTCTTCTACGAAAGTCTTTAAGTCTGCATTTAATATTCCTGCAACAACTCCCATATAAACTCCATTAAATATCTATAGCATCCAATTCAGGAGCAGGTAATAATTTCTTTAAAGAGAAATCACTAGATAAAACTCCAACACCATCAAATTTATAACTTCTTAATCGACTTAAAACTTTATATCTAAGAGTTGGATCAACTTCATCTAATATATCCAAAAATACTCTCTGTAGTGTCTGCATTTTGATTCTATACTCATGAACGACTGTATCTTTCCTTCCATACTTCTCAGGAAATCTCCTTTCCAAATACCATGCAGATGCTTGCCAAAATCCCTTATCTCCAGCAGTGCTAATATTAGTAATATGATTTAATTCATTTTTAGAAAAACTTTTCTGTACAAGTTCTTCAAAATCAGGATCAAGGCGAAGTCTTTTAAACATTTCATCAGTACAATCAGAAAGTTTACACGCATCAGAAATGTCCAAACCAATAACTAGATAATAAGCTATTCGAGATTTATAAAAATCCCTATCTTTTTTGTTGACATTAATATCTTTCGTATGATAGGGTTTATCTTTCCTGCCATTTGAACCATTAGACGATTTTAATTTTAATCTTTTCATATCGAAATCTCCCATAGTTTTAATTCCAAAGTTATTATACCATAACATATAAAACCAAAATTGCAAGGAGAAAAATTATTATGAGAGAACGTCCAGGGTGTATTCTGAGAGCCAGAAATTTAAGTAAAAAAGTAACAGAAAAATCCTTTCTTAATAGAGTAGAAATCCTAGATCAATTAATTAAAGGGGAAGATACAGAAAAAAGAGGAGTAGTATTTAAAAGGCACTTTAGGGAAGGAAGAACTGAATATCCAATCTTTGTTAAAATTGAATCTCAAGAATATTTAGATTTACAAAATGTATTACTTGATATAGATCCATATAGAATGTGGACAATGAGATATTTTATTAAATTTATAATTAAATGGTTTATTGCTTATTATTCAGGAGAAACAGAAAATTTACCTTTTACAAAACTTAAAAAGAAATTTTTAACAAAAGAAATAAGAAAATTTAATGGAATGTTTAAAGAATTTATGGATTAAAAAAGAAAACCCCAATGGGGGGATAAGTCCCATTGGGGCCAACGAGGTAGAAACCCTTTTGTGGGAAAGGTAAGATAAGAATAATATATAAAAAAGGATAAGTCAAGAAATATTTTACTTGACAAAAACCAAGTCCTATGAAACACTTAGCACAGTTAGTATAAACTTAAATTGTGGGAAAGGATAAGCTAAGTGAATTATTACAATATTGTTCAAATGTTAGAAAACTACTGGA